TAATTCAGGGGAACTAATTTGGTGTGATGTCAAGATACTCTGTTGTACTTGTTGGCACAATTCTATAAACATCTTATCTGAGCCGTTAGGTTGAATAGTTGTAATCTCGGGGGCCTCCTCTTTTGAATTGGCAAATGTTAGCATGAGTTTGCCAGGATTATTAGAAGAACTATACTTGGCTGTTAAGGTCTCAAAAATCTGTTGGCGCTCTTCGGGTGCAGGAATACCAGAATTGATAGATACAAATAAAGATGGGTTAAGTCCATTTACAATGTTGCTATGAAACCAATTATACACTTCTACTTCGGTTGAAATACTTGTCGCACCCCCCCAATATGTTGGAGTCGCATAATACTCATTTCCAGGCGAGTGAGTAGTGTAATAGAAAACCTGTGAAGGTTGTTCGGCTGTTGGTTTGAACGATGGTATTTTTCTTGGTGGGAACTTTTTAATATATGCCCAATCACTTGAGTAGTAATAGTTATTTACGTGGTCATCAATATCAGCTTTTTCTGCTCTTAATTTGGATGTATCAAGTGCGTAAATTTCAAATCCCATGTCCCTGTCTCTTTTCCAAACAATATTCAACGAAAATGCTCCGTATAGAATAAAATCAAGAGTTGCTTTATTCCAAATATCATAGATGGAATCCCCTTGTGAGTTAGCCATCTGTAACCTTGAATTGTCTCCACCAGCAAGAGATATTTCCTCTCCCCTTACTCCATACCATTTTGACATAACTGACGCTCTGTGCGTCGGGGAAGTGTTAAATAAAACGATTAATTCTTGTGGTGCCAAATTGGCAATACCATAGCTTACCCAAGGCCATCTGTTATTAATCTGTGCTTGTTCCTCAATAATTGGTACTCTCGCTCTAGCGAAATTAAAAATCTTGAATGTATCTTCTAATGGTTTTTGTTCTTCCATACTTATAAATATAGTTTTTTAAGTTGTCAATCATAATATAACTATTACGGGTTCAACTCATCGGGTGCAAATATAAAGTTAGAGTTATACTCATTATCTGACACGTATTCAATATAGTAATCGTTTGTTGTATTTGCTGATTGTACTATTACCTGTGCTTGTCCTGTTTCAACTATTCCACTTGTGTATTGTGGGTTTAAGTTTCCTGAACCAGCTGGCTGTTGATAAATGTTATAAACATACAAGCCCTCATACGGAAACTGAATCTGACCAGCTCCAGTACCTTCATATACCAAAAACTCATCATATCTAACTTTTGATGTTGATACATTTGTTGGTATAAAACTTACATTTTGTTTAGAAAAAATATGAGTAAAACTGAATAACCACTCTGGATTAGGTATCGTAGAATTCTGTGATACCGTTACTACCAATACATTTTCTTGATTTGTTTTTATTAATAACATATCTATAAATTAAAATAAGAGGGGATTTTACCCCCCCTTGATTTTTTATTATTGTACCGTGATACCTTGAGCAATTGAGCTCAATGTTCCCGATAATTGATTCATCGGATTCGGTTCCAAATATTGAAACGAAATGTTGTATCCGTTCTGGTCGCCCAAAGCCAAACCAGTAACTGAAGTACCCGCCGAAACGAAACAACCGTAAGTTTGTCCTAAATAGAAACTTTGACCGTTGTTATCAACTGCGACGATAGCTAATCTTTGTGATTGTGCTAAGGTCTTAAGAATATTTCTCTTATCTTGACCCAGTTTGTTGAAGTAAGTTACTACTGAACCATCATAAAAAACAGTTCCGTTTGGTAAAGAAGCGGTCACCGTTTCAGTCAAAGAAGAACTTGTTCTTAATAATTGGAATTCATAAAAAGTACCTGTTCCTGAGATTGCTGTGATTGTATCACCAGAAGATTGTGTAATAGATGAGATGTTTGTATAATCTGTAATGTAGATTGTCTTAAGTCCCCCTGTGTTGTCGCGACACCCAATTTGAATTCCCGCGCTTAAATTACAAGCCATAATATATTATATTTTATTAAGTTAGTTTATTTTAATAATGGGGAGAAATAAATCTCCCCATGTTTTGTATTGTTGAAAGATTTCCTTATCTTTGATATGTGATTACGATAATCCGTTAGTTACAAAGAATTCAGGAAAAGCGATTTGGGTGCCTAATTTCCAAGAGGCCATTATGCGCACTTCTTGAAAATCTTGGGACCACCAACTTCTAAAACTGTCCTCGTCCGAAACTAGGTCAACTCCTACTAGGAAGTACTGTTGTGGAGCTAATGCGATTAAGTTAGAACCATTCAATCCAGGAACTCCTACAACGCGGTAGTTAGTTTGAGGATGATATACTGAATAAACTGAACCTAATTTATTCTCTGATGAGTCAATGTAGAAATTATTAACTGTACGAATAGCAGTAATGTAACATTTAAACTGAGATTGGCTCATAAAAATTATGATGTCGTCCCTGTCGTAAATATTTCTATCCATTGAGTTGATTAAGTTATCAATTTGTGCCAATACGTTAGCTCCCTTCTCTTGAGAAGTTGAACCTGTTACTGAACACAATGCTGTTTGTCCTGTCAATTTAACAACACCATCTGTGTTAGCCAATAATTGTTTGAAACCCGAGAATGAAGTTGAAGCAGAACTTGCGTTCCATAACAAATCTTCATTATAGCGCTTAATTTGTTTAGTCTGGAGGTCCACGATAGCCTGCTCAAATGGAGCATTTTCATTATAGCTACCAGCATTCAAAAATTGGCCAAGCCAAAGTGTATTTAATTGCTGTAAACACAATGAAGTATTGACCTTTAATGCAGCAACTGCTAAAGAAGCTACTGTGAAAGTTGTCTCTCCTGATGAAGACCAACCACAAGTTGTTCCTGTTTGAACTACTAATGTTTCGTTTAAAAGATTGACATTTTGAACGCCCTTGATTCCAGGAATCACATTTACATATTCCATAGTTACGGGGGTCAATACTGCTTCTGAGATGATATCGCTATTCAACGCATCTACATAAGTGCTCAACCCTGCTAAATCGTAACTAAAATTCAATTTTGAAAGATTTTTTTTCATCTTAATATTTGTTTTAATTTAATTTTATTGTTTAAGACATAGTGTCTCTTAATCTTTTGAAACCCTCAAACTTACTTGAAGCTGTTGTTGTTCCAAATGATTCTGGATTTATTTGTTTTGGTAATTTTGAACCTGCTGGTTCACTTGAAAACTTTTTAAACGATTTTTCTAATAAAACTTGTTTGTTAGAAATCTCATCTAATTTTGTCTCAAACTTTTTCATTGCTGAAGTGAACGCTTCTAAGAATGCTGACATATCATCTTCCATTTCTTGTTCTACATTTTCTCTCTGCACAATTTTTCCGTCCTTAACTTGTACTCTAATTTTTACTTCGTTACCATCTGTATCTTTTAATTCTACTTGATGTTCTCCGTCTGGTGCTGCTGTCATTGAACCATCTTCAGCTACGACTTCAATTTTCTCGCCAACATCAAATGTCGGTGATTCTAATTTAAGGTCTCCTGATTTTGCTTCAACAAATTCTCCACCTCTTGCTTCGTTTCCAGCTTTAGTTTGCATCCCTTGAATTTCACCTCCAACAATGATAATTACCTTTCCGTTTGCTGTTTCGTAACTACCATCAGCTATTGCTGATAATGTTCCGTCATACATAACTTTTTTGATATTCACACCGAATTCTGGTTTGTCTCCACCGATTCTCAATACCATTCCGTTTGCCAATTTGATATCTCCTTCTTCCATTGGGATTTCTGGTTCTTGTGATTCAGCCATAGCGTCATCTTTGATTTCAGCTTCTTTTTTCTTCTTTTCAATTTCTGCGTCATTTGTAAGACCTTCTTCGTCTTCCATTTTACCCATTTTGATTTTAGATACTTTGCCTTCCTCATCAACTTCTACTTCTGACCCGTCTTCAAGAATGTGTTTTCCTGCAGGTGCTGGAATCATTCCTTCGTCTGTAGCAACATATAATATTTTTCCGACTTCAAGGTTTTCTCCTTCTTGTTTCACCGCTACACCTTGTTCGGTTTTAGCTTCGTAGAATGATTGACCTGTAACCTTTAAGATATTCAATATCTTGCCAATTGCTTCTTTACTTGTCATAATCTTTAATTTGATTAATAAGTGTTCTTATTTGGTTTATTTGTTTGTCCTCTTTAGAGAACATGGATTTCTCTGCGAATAGTCCTTCTACGGAAAATCCTGTCAGAGATTTGTCTTTAATCATTTTCCATACTTTGTCGTCTTGTACCTTCATGGCTACGAACCATGTTCCTGCTGGAAGTTCAAATCCATAAAAATGAGATTTGTCTAATACGGGGTCTTCACTTACCCACGACTCTGTAATAAAAACTTTGTCAGAACCTAACTTCATACCATCGTGTTCAACGCTTGTTTGGTCGGTTCTTTTTTCTTTTAAGAATTTGTCAGCCATCTTCTTAATTGAATCTTTTGAGAAAAATACATAGTATAAACGACCCATTGAATCGTATCTATTTATCATCTTATGTGGCACCATTGCTGCTCCAACTACAATTCTTTTGTCCTCGTCAAAGGCAAATACCATTTTTTGTTTTTCTAATTGTTTGATTTTTCGTTCTGAATAAGTTAGACCAGCTTCACCTCCCCAAGAATCATACATTAAACGGCCGCAACCATCTTCGTATGACTTACTTGATTCTAAATCTACCTTATGGCGTGATAGGTATGAATACATCCTTTTTAATGTATCTACCGAAATTGGTTCACCTTTAGCTAATTGTGATGCTCTTGTCTTACCAACGTTTGTTCCACAACTACCCCATCCATTTTTTTCGGCATAATCTACGGCCTTCTGAGCTGCGTTCTTTACACCTTCAGGATAGTCAGTAATTGATTCTGCAAAGTCATCTTCTGTCATCTTGATTGGAACACAATTAGGGGAACCATCGTCTTTTAATCCTATTGGTTCGTATCCTTCCCAACAAGCATCTTCCAACCCTTTTGACTCAGCAAAATTACCAGTACGAGGAACACCAGGTCTCCACTGATTTTGAGGGGTTTTAGAATTGATTGTATCAGGTGTTCTTGTATCAGGTTGTTCAACTGAACCTAATCCATCAGTTGATTCTAATCCTCTCGTTGAACTACCATTATTAATAATTCTACCTTCTTTTTTATAAGTTAGTTTTACCCATTGATGTCTGCAGTTAAAACTTCCACGCCATAAAAATATATCGTAATTACCAAATTCAGGATTCTCTGTACCATTAGTTAGATTATCAATATCTACTTTTCTATAAACTCTGTTGCTTGCCATCATATCAGCACAGAACTCTCTATTCTTATCGTCTTGTGGTCCGAAGTATTTGAACCTAATTCTTGTTTCGTCTGTATCTAATTCTGATGGGTCGTTAGGATTTGAGAACTTTTCTTGATTCATTTTATGAACCATCTGTGGTGTTATCTTTTCCACTTTGACAATAGACCAACCCTCCTTAATTAACTGTCCGTATGGCTCACCTAATGTCTTTAATTTTGGATTGTTATTACAGAAGTCAGCCTCCACAATTTTGTATGGGAAAAACTCTGGTTCATCTTGTGTTTGTGAATTGAATGCCATCCACTCCTCTTCGTGAGCAGGTTTTGATACCAACGAGATGGCTTCAATGCCTGCCTCGTCAAAGTCATCGTCAATAAAAAGTTCTATGATTTTAGTACCTATCATTATTTATAAATATTAAAGGTTTGTGGATTTACCACTTTTTTACATTAATGAACGAGATTTTATCGTTCTGTCAAATTGTTGTTGATTAGACATCTGTTCAGATACCACATATGTTTGTATCGGTCTTGATGACATATTACTT